TTGCGCCTACATCAATATTCTCTACGATCTCTTTCATATCCATGTAGTCTTTATAAAACTCAAAGCCGCCCCACAATCCTCCTCCGAGTGTAGAGAGTGCGGTAAGAACGACCATCATTTTGCCGCCTTTAAAAGTCATTCCTGCAAATTCAATTTCCGCCATCATCATTCTCAAATTGAAGCGACCGGAGATTCTCCAGCTCTTGCTTCAGTCTTTGCACTTCAAGTCGCTCTCTTTCAAGTGCAAGTTGGTACAGTGTATTACAATTTATACGTTCTTCTGGCCCGTCAAGAGGTATAGTAATACGGGCATAAACCCCTACATTTCTGTTATAGTCGTTAAACGATTGTTGACCAACAATATCATAGCCTGGCTGATCTAGTAATCCGACTACGCCAAATTCCACATTTGTAGAGGAACCTATTGCATTGGAGCAATCTTTATCTCCAATACGAAATCTATCTGATTGATAACTAGAAGGTGATTGGGGGAGGGCAAGATTTACAGACTGAGCCTTTGCCTCTCTAGCATACATAGATACTAAAAAGACAAAAACCCATCCTATTATAAATACACCCGACCAAAACCATCTAGCATCTTTTATCATTTAATTTTTGAACATACCTTAGATGCTACTAATGATTTTTGTACCGCACCTCTTTTCAGCTTTGACTGAGTGCAGATATAAGTAGCTTCATCTTTATCTTGGTCCCTTATAAAAACCTCTATGTGAGCTCTACCGAGATAATCAACTTTTTTCAAGTCTCCCCCTGTTGCAATAAAACTTACTGGTTGCATATCCGCATCAAAGACTTCTACTTTAAAAAATCTAACGTCTTGACGAGCATTCCAAAGTACAACGTGAGTGCTCAGTACTCCAGGAATGTAACTCGGAGTAAGTTTTGGATATGTAGGCGTAAGCTCGTGGGCCATCGCTGACCCACTTACAAACAGTAGTGCAAGTAGACGTTTCACTAGAGTGGAATACACTCTGCCAAGATAACTGCTGTATAGTTACCTGCTGGCAAAGACTTTGCAAAACCATAGTCTGCTGACGATGAAATCTTGAACCAAGTACTTCCGGCAACGCTCATGTTGTACTCGTGAGTGTTGTTGTAAGTTACTTTGTTTGCATCATAATCAGACATAAGTGTATCTGAAACTTCTGATACATTTACATCTCCTGTCCAGTTTACTACGTCAGTCAATGATGGCGCAGATGAAAACTCAGTTGGAAATGAGATTACAGCTTTATAGAAGTCTGCTGCAATTACGTCATATCGAATAACTGGCTCAACACCGCCGTTCTGTGGATCAGTAGTAAGTAAATTAGGGCTTGGGTTACCGAAGACACCTACGGTGTCCGTCATAACGATACATTTAGAATCTACAGTACCGTTAATCTCTGTCTGTGCCAGTGCCCCTGTGGCCGCTAACGAAGCCACCGCTGTTGCTAGTATCTTTTTCATTAGTCTCTCCCCCTTACAAAAATAGTAAGGCTATGATAAAGCCTACGTTGAGTCCAAGAGAACATACTAAAAGCATATCCTGCTTAAACGAGTAGGGTATCATTTCTATAAATTTATCTTTCATATTGAAGGTCTATCATCTTCTTATGAAGAAGCTCTTGGGCATAATTAGCCCTGCGTCCTTGCATATTATCTTGAATCTCGCCGCCGTTTAGCTTTATAGTTTCAAGATATTCTCCCCCATCCAGGAGGTCGTAATAATTTGTCGGAAGCACTTTGTATAATTCTGCAAGTTTTGCAAGCTCCAGTGCTTCGTCGGCTAGCTTTGGATTTGTACCGTCCCCCAACACTTTTTCTATCGCACTATCAATAGTACTTTCGCGTTGTCGTCGCCTACGGTCTTCCTCTTCTTGTTCTTGGTCTATTTTAGCTTGTTGTTGCATCTGTTGCATAACAAACTCATCGTTTAGTGGGTCAACGAAAGGTATTTCTGGTACTTCTACTTCTTTTTCGTATCCTGGACAGCTAGAGTCTGATTGAGGGTCCGAACAAGTATCATACTTATAAGTATAAATTACGTTGGCGTCTACAACTTCACCCTGTCCTGTCCAAGTAATTGAACCATCACCCCAGAAGTCTGAAGTGATGTTTGGTAATATAAATTTACGTCTTATCGTATTTCCGGGCTGACCTGTCCAGTTATCTGCAAACTGAAAAATATAACCATCGCCTTGTGCATTTTCATTCTGCACGTACACAACCATCTCATCCTCTGCGTTTTTAATAGTAGTATACTGATAAACAAGACCATTCACTTCCAAGCCTGTGTATGCTGGAAGAACATTTGTCATAACCCAGTTAAGACCAGTAGCTGTACTGGTTCCGTATACTATTTCAGAGTGCGATGAGGAGGAGTAACAAAGCGCCAACCCCACCAGCACCGATAGCTGTTTTCTCATTCTTTGTCAGCTCCCGATCTTGCTTCTGGATTTCTTCAGGGCTAGAGAGTTCTGCACTCTCCCAAGCAGCTTTGGCTTCAGCCCCTACAAGTCCATCCTTGGGGCAAGGGGTCCCCGCATTCATCATTGCATCAAAGACTCTCTGATCTTGACACATTACTGATACTGCGGCAACTTTCATTCCCATATCGTAGAGTGTCTTAGCGTTCTTTAGCATCTCACAGTTATCATCTGTAATCTGCGTACCAGTAGATACGCCAAGTATTTGAGTTTGTACTGCACCTGCGACACCGAAGGTACACAGGTCAGAATTAGAAGTATTTATGGTAGGGCTTATAGCCGAAGGAGGTGGAGACTTTAGTGTAGTAGTCGTATCAGAAGTTACAGTAGATTCAGTAACAATCGGTTCTTCTTGAGCATAAGAAGTTATGGCCGTGGCAAGAAGCAGCAGAGCAATTCCCAGTTTTCTACACATTTTTATTCCTGTTGTTGATCTTCTAGAGCTTCTTCATTTTGCTCTAGCCAATCTTCCGAGTCAGTACCTATGTCGCTTTGCGTAGCTTCACGATAGTAGATAATGATTTCTTTTTGTTGACGAATATACCTGCGTAGTTCCTGTAAATTATAGGCCATATTCTCATAGTCTTGTGGAGTAAGACCAAAAAGTACATAAGTCCCGTCTTGCATTTTCTCTAATTTTGCTACCTGTTCTTCAAAGTTTCTCTCTGTAATTACAAAGAACTCTACATCTTGTAGATCAATCGCTTTGGGAAGAGGTGGCTGATAAATCTCTAAAGTTTTAAACTCTGTTACTGTTTTAATAATTGGTTCTGGGGCTGGAAGAGGCTGGGGTAGCAGCGAACATCCTCCTAGCGTAAGTAATAGTACACTACTGAGAATCCGCATTTTCTACCTCCTGACTTGCTTCCTCGATAGCACGAAATACTTCTTTCGTACCATTATTAATTCTTGGTTCTATAAGTCCTGGCTTGGCTCTAGCTAACTTAGTAAGATTGTGACGCTTAAAGATAGATAAGTAGTCATCCATTTCTGCCTGTAATGAGTCGTTTCTTTCAGTAAGAGCACCAACCATTTCTAGCTGTTTAGTAAGATTTTGCTCTACTCGCTCTCGGGAAGCTTTTTCAGTCTCGTAAGCAGTCTCTAGTCTTACCACATTATTACGCAGTGTGACTGCATTTGCTTCGAGCTGTGCTATCGTAGCATCTTTTTTAGCTACAGTAGTGGTGTGGTAAGCATACGCTCCACCAGCAACTACAAGCAACAACGGCAGCATTTTAAACATATCAAACATTATTTTACCTTTTTAATCTGGAAGTTAAACGCTTCTTGCGTTCGTAACTCAAAAGGCTCTCCAGATGTAAGCCTGCCTTTTAAGTGTCTAGGCTCGCATTTATCTAGCCATTTAAATTGATATTCTGTTTTCTTTTGTGGGTCTATCCATATTGTGACTACCCACTCATTAAAGAAAAGATTAACAATCCAGCGTACCGGCCAAGAGACAATTTTCAATAAAATTTTCCCAACGCTTTTCAATTTGTTCGCGCTCTTTGTAAGTAGCATATAAAGCTTCCCTCTGACTATCTGGTACTGAGTGGTATTCTTGCCACTCTTCTGGTGTCATAAATTTCTTTTTTGGGTAAGATAACCCTAGTTCAAATGTGTAATAGAGCTGGCCCGTAACTAAGTCTTCAGTAGACTCCAGGTTAGGGGCCATTGCAACACACCCGCTCAAAAGTAGTAGGGGTGTTATTTTTTGCCAGACCACGCTTGAGCACCGAAGAATGCTGCAACGATACCAGCCACTGACACAAAGTATACTGATGCCATTGACCCGAGTATTTCTGCTGCTTGATGTAGTCCCATAACTTCTGTGGTCATAACTGTAGCAGGATAAAGTAGCATACCAGCTAAAGCAAACCACGTCATCTTGCGTTGAGCATCTCGCATTGCATCTTGATCTTCAAGTTCTTTACGCTTGAACTCAAGATACATTTTATGCTCTTCGTCGCTAACCCTACCGTCTCCGTTAGAGTCTGCTGGATGATACTTCTGTTCTTCGCTCACTACCACTTCACCTTATCGGCCCAATAAGCTGCGCTCATTTTGCCCTTTGCGATATTACGACGATGACGAGCTTTAAATGATGCTCGTTTTTTCTTCATACGGTCGCTTTCGCCCGCTTTCGGTTTCCCCGCAGTCTTTGCACCTTGCTGACCGAAACGAATAGTCTTTACCTTGCCGCCAACTTTAGCCACAACAATATGTGACTTTTTAGGGTGTTTTGGAGTACGCTTCGGCTTGTTATAGCCAGACACTTTAGCTCGGGCCAAGCGAGGATCTTTTTTACGTCTAACCGCTTTTCTTTTTCTTGGCACGTTTCTTAGTTCCTAATCGTTGCCTCTCTGCTAACAGAGTTTTTGGCACCCGCTTGCCCTGTTTATAGAGCCTTGCAATACGCTTCAGTACAGAAGCAAGTTTAGCTCGACGGGAGCCAGCAGTACCGCTAAGATACTTCTTATTGACTCCCGTCTTCTTGTCTTTAGTAGCGCGTCTTCTTTTTCTTGCCATTTTTACGCTTCTTCTTTTTAGCTTTGTGCATACCGTGCTTCATTTAAGGTCTCCGCCGCCGTTTCCGTCGCCGTTGCCTCCAGCACCATTACTTCTACGGTCATGGCGACCTTTCCACCACCATAGGCCTCCGCCTAGTACAACTAAAAATACAATCCATTCCATATTTATTTCCTTTTTGTTCTAAGATCCGTATCGTGTTTCTTAGATCCTCGGATAAACGAGTTCACACGTGCGTGTGCCCAGCGTGACATTGTCATACCGGGTCGTGATCCGCTTGATAAAAACGCACCTTGTCCACGTCTGTAGACTTTCTTTAGGGTGCTTAATGATTTTCCGCTCTTCTTAGCCTTTGCTCTCAAAGACTTAACTACTGCTGCGGATAATGGCTTGGCTTTGCGACGTGGCGTAGCCTTCTTTTTGGTAGGAAATCTCCGTCTTTTGGCAGGAGACTTACGAGTTGATTTTCTTTTGCGAACTGCCATAGGTTTCTCCTATAGCTTTGCCCACGTAGGGGCGAAAGTAGGGCCGGGGGCGCAATGCTTTAAGGCTGTGGATGCCACCCCCGAGGGAACGGTTGAAGGGCTCGCGCGGCTAAATGCAAGTCTTACTCTTCTGATACACCGTTCTTAAAATGGCAAGTTGCTTGCCATGCGCACAGTTGGCGCACTATGGAACTATTATATGACACCTAGGACGAAAAGTCAAGAAATTTTTTTCACCGGGTCTCACGAAAAGTGTGACGAAGTTCTCAAAATTCATCATCGAAATATTCTTCGTCACGATTTATTTCTTCAGCAATAGCTTGAAGCACAAGTTCATAGGCTTGCTCGTAACTAATATCAAAGCGAATCATTGCTTCCCTTGTAATTTCTTCTTCGGGTTCTCCCCACATTGCGAGGACTACGCTTTCAATATCGTGCTCTAAACTTAACATCATACTATCTTCTCATTCTAGCAATATCTTTCATATGCTCTTCGTCCACTATTGGGACGGCGTTACTTTTGTGCATGGTTCCGATACCTTTAACAAAGGTTCCAGTGTATTGTGGCGAGTCCACTCGAGCGGCAACTCCAACTGTGTCGGGCGCACTTCTGTACTGTACTGATTCTCGTCGATAAGGTTCTGGAGCGTTTGATCGAACTCCCTTGAAAGTTTGTCGAGTGCATCGAGTAGTCTTTTTCTTTCTGCCGCTTGTTGTGTGATTGATTGATCCATTTATTATCACCGTCCTTGGCCTCGGTACTTTTTATAAGACCGACGCTTGTTTTTATTCATAGATGCTGTTTTGACCATAGAGTTCTTGCCACTCTGTGAGGTCTTCTTAATTTTTGGTACGTGAATTGCTTTTCCAAATACTGATCTTTTAGCCATCTTCTTCCATCTCCAGTAATAGGTTAATATAATGTTTTGCTTTGTGAAGGTCTTGTACACCCCCTTTGTCCCTCCATCGAGAAACGTACTTGATGACGTTACCTTCGATGTAAGGAATATTGTTTCTATGAATAAACTCTACTGGCTGAATAACAAACTCCAAGTAGTGGTTACCGCCAGCTTGCTCGTCAAATGCACTCATAGGTCGCCTTCTGCTCTGTTCTCGCTACGGAAGACTTCAAAGCCATTCGGGTAGCGTGCTTCTAGCTTTTCAATGTTTTCAAACATAATTTCGTCCAAGTTGTAGCCAAGTGCAGTAGCTGCATTTGCCAAATACCAAAGAATGTCTCCGAGTTCACGTTTCATATGGTATCGTTCTTTACGATTGAACTCCTTACCTTGAAAGACACACTTTTTTACAATCTCTGAGAACTCTCCGTTCTCGCTTGACATACCAATTGCTGCAGTAAGCAACAGAGGTATATTTACCATCTCGTGTAGCTCTGCTGTAACTTCTGCAAACTCACCAATAGCCTTTGATGGTTCACTAGTTACGCTGTACACGAAACTTTGATAATCATTTAATTCTGACATTTGTTACTCCTCTCATTTACAGGAACTATTATAATAGATGTGGGTTAAGAAGTCAAGAACTTTTTTGCGGTTGAACCTACGCAAAAATAATTCTTGACGTCGTTAGGTGGTCGATGATATAATATTCTCTGTGAGTCGAGCTGGATTTTCCACAGATTCACATTCAACCCGTTAACTATAACGCTTCCGAAAGGGGCAATCAATCTTACTGAAAAGGAGAAAGATATGACATCTAAACTAGATTTGGAGAAGTTCTTTGTGGGCTTCGATAATTTTTATAACCATCCATTAATGCACCAGAAACTAGACTATCCTCGCTACAATATTGGTAAAGTAGTCGAAGGATACTCACTTATGCTAGCACTGCCTGGCTGGACCACAGAGGCTATTAGCGTCCAACTTCACAATGGTGAGCTCACCGTGAAAGGAGTCAAGCAAGACTCAGAAACAGACATTGAGTGGTTGCATAAAGGTATTTCTGGAAAAGCATTTG